CATGGGAAGAAAAGCAAAACTACAAGAAGAGAAAAAAGGTAAACTATCAATCACCATCTCATCCGATAACTATGAAATACTAGTTAATGAAAACATCAATAAATCTAAATTAATCGATTGGTTATTAGAACAACATTTTAACTCTTTAAACAATGGGAAGGGTGCTTAATGATGAACAGAAAAAAGCTAGAGCTGAATACCAAAAAGCTTGGCGAGAAGCTAATAAAGAACGTTTAGCTGAATGGCATAGAGAATATAGAAAGAATAACCCAGAAAAGAACAAAACCAACACTAAAGCGTATAGAGAGCGTCACCCAGAAAAAGCAAAAGAATCAACTAAAAAATATAAAGCGAATAATCAAGACAAAATTAAAGCTGCATCAATAGTGTATAGAGGTAGAAAACTTGAATTACATAATATCAAAAAAGCTAATGACCCAGTGTATAATTTAAAATGTACTGTTAGAAGCGGTATATTAAAATCTTTCTCCAGAATCAACGCTAAGAAAAACAATAAAACAGTTGAAATTCTAGGATGTTCTTATGAGTTTTTAAAAGAACATATTGAATCAAAATTTGAACCATGGATGACTTGGGGCAACAAAGGTCTTTATAATGGTGAATTAAACTACGGTTGGGATGTAGACCACATCATACCACTGGATACAGCGGTGACCGAAGAAGATGTGATTAGACTTAACCATTATACCAACCTACAACCACTTTGTAGTAAAATCAATCGAGATATTAAAAAAAATAACCCTAGTTACTACTAGGGTTATTTATTATTATGAAAGAAGCTCTATTTTACCTCTTAATATGTCTTTTAGACTAGCAGTCTTATTAGTGATATGGTCTACAACCATATCATCCTTTACACGATAAGTCCTTCTTTTATCGGCACGACCACCTTCACCAATTTGTTCATTACGGTTTTCAATGGTTAATGAATCATGACCTGTTTTATAAAAGTTATTAACCCTTTGAGTTAATTCAGCAATCGCTGCTTCTTTATTTTGGTGTTGACTTCGACTATCACGTCTAACTTTAATCCCAGTTGCTATATGAGTTACAACAACACATGATTCAGTTTTATTCCTTTTTTGCCCACCGTTCCCAGTTCCTCTGGTTGTTTCCAAACGATATTCACTAGGATGTAATTCTACTTCCTTATAATCGTTTTCTTCCATAAGTGCTACGGTGATTGAACTTGTATGAACCCTACCTTTTCTTTCGGTTGGTGGTACTCTTTGCCACCTATGTGAACCTACATGGTTTAAGAACACATTTTTAACATTATATCCAGATATTCAGATAGTTATCATACCATCTTTCTCATCAATAACTTTAGCTTCAAATGAATAATTTTTGCAAGCTTTTAAAAAAATATCTCGCATATCTTTAATTAATAATTTTGAATCATCACCGCCTTCTGACGCTCTTAATTCTAATAAAATTTTATTTGTTTTCATTGTATTTTGGTCTATTTAAATTGCCTTCATATATAACACCGTTTATTTCCCTTGTTGTTCCCCACATTGGTCTAAGATTCGATAAAGCGTTTACCACACTGGCTGGAGTTTCTGGTGGAAAACTAATAATTTGTTTTATATGGTCTATGTGCCATTCTCCATAATTATCCCATGTCATTCCGTCAGTAAATAAGTTTGTGATATGTTCTTTAAATTCTAAAGCTGAATAGCCTAACATATCTATGGTCTTACCAGTTTTTTTGTTATGTAAATCACGTAGCGAATTTTTTAATATTCGCCTCCAAGCTATTACGTGTGGGTTTTTTTGATTATATAATTTAGCGTTTTCTTTTATTTTTTCTTTATTATTTTTTCTATATTCTTTACCGTAAGCTGATTTTTTTTCACGATTATCTATTAAATATTGTTTGTCATACGCTTTTTTCTTTTCTTTATTTAACGCAACGTATTCTTTATTTTTTTGTTTAACATATTCAATATTTTCTTTACGATATTCTTTTTGATAATTATTTCGTTTATCTTTATTTTCCAAACGGTGGTTAATAAAATACTCATTTAACTTTTCTTTATTCTTTTCCCTATACTTTGCATCGAGTAACTTCTTTTTTTGTAAAGAAACATCACTATGGATTTTCACATCAGGATATAACTCCCTTAACTGTTTAACCGTTAAATTGTGTGATTTTAAATGTTTGGTCGATAATGAAGATAAATCTTTTCCACATACTGGACAAGTTACAAATGAAGATGGTTCCATAATATTCTTTTATAATAAATATCACAAATAATTAAAAAAACCACAAATGGCAAAGAATTCCATTCGTTCTTAAAGATTTCTTTTGCGTTTTTACCCGTTAGTCAGATGCTAACAAATCCTAACCTATCTTCGGTTATTATTCAGTCGATGTTATTGTTCTTCGCTGTTTTAATGTAAATGTCGCGCATTTCACAAACCAACAGCTTCGCATCGGTTCCACCTTCTGCGTCTCGGATTTCTAAATTAATTTTTCCCATTGGTTTTGTTTTTTGTTGTTTGTTATTAGTTTTAATAAAAAACCCCATATTGCTATGGGGTTTAGTATTTTACAGAATAGTTTTTGTTTTTTTTTCCTTAAAAATTTCAATTGCTGAATCTATTCTTCTAGTTGCGGAAGTAGGACTCGAACCTACAACACAGTGTTACTGCTCCTCTAGGTTATGAGCCTAGCATGTTTCCATTTCCACCATTCCGCGATGTATTTTATTTTCTACCCTTAACCCAACCTTCGTTCAGATAAGTTTCAAGGTTTTCTTTTTTTATCTTTTTGTTAGCACCGTCTCTGGTTATCCAACACGTACCGTATTGACTATTTGTTTCACCAATACCAGTACCTTTTCTTTTTTCAGAGATTAAACGTTTAGATTCTTCAGCATGATTTTTACCAGTCCAATCTAGATTTTTTAATTTATTCTGTCTGTATTCTTCATTTTCCCAAGCTATTTTATTAACATGAGAATTGAATCTACTTAACCAGTTTTCATCACCACCGAACTTTTCTTTTAAAACTTCGTCAGTTTTTTTTCTACCAGCTTTAACACATTTAAACATATGTTCTTCATTGATAAAACCACCACCTTCACCACCAAGAGCCAAATTCATACATTTGGAATCTGAAATTAATTCTTTATTAACAATTTCTTTTTCTCTTTTAGCTAATTCTTCTCTATTTTCTAAAAATTCTAGAATCTCTTTTGTGTGATTTTCTTTACCGTATTTTCTAATAGAACGTCTTAATGTTTTACCACTACCTATATAACCATCTTCTAAGTTATACGTGCTATGCATTCCGATGTACCATCGTCCTGTTATATTACACGTTGTTTTATAAATGTAGTGTATGTTTTTTTCTTTTCTTGCCATTTCAATTTCTTTAATAATAAATATCTCAGAAAACTGAAAAGTACAAAAAAGTCTCCAGTTGCGGGGGCACGACTCGAACGTGCGACCTCAAGGTTATGAGCCTTGCGAGCTACCTACTGCTCTACCCCGCGATGTTAGTGCGGTAGGCTGGAGTGACCCAGCTATCTTAGTGAATGCTGTGAAGCAATCGTTCAGATAAAAACTTAATTTCTACCGCGTGTGGCCAGAATCTCTGTTTTGCTTGTTTTTTCTCAAATGTAAAATTGCTTTTTTATTTGCTGAAAAGATTCTTTAACCATATAATGTATCTCAAGATGATAGTTCGCCTTGTTTTACGTTACTAACGTGCTCACGGCAGTGGATTTAAAGTGCCCTCACAACACTTCCAGTTTTATTCACTTTCGTGTGACTTTAAGAACTCATGATATTTCAATGTGGTTATTAAAATCTATGGGAGACCAGTTACTCCCTCTCTTAAATTTGTAGTTTTCTGTTTGCAGAAATCATCTTTCTAGATATAATGTCTATGAACGTATTGTAATAAATATATGCAAAGATACTAATATTTCACTCTCATGTCAAGTTTTTTTTTAACTTTTTTAAATTTTTTTTATAAACCCTTGATTATGAGGGTAATTTGTCACCAAATTGTTCTACAATTAGATACGTACCTTGTTTATTATCTGTAGAATGTACCACGTTAAGAACTCTATAATAAACATTTATATGCCAAACGTATTCATCGCGTCTTGGTATTGATGATAATTTTATGTTGGATTTTATAATATTCCATTTACTATCTAACAGACTTACTGTATATTTTTTACTAAACATATTAATAATTTATTTTTATTGATATTTATATTTGTTATAACACTTTAAATAATTCTACAAAATCATGAAAAACAAAGGATGCGGTTGCAAACCACCTAAAAGATAATCAAATTATCTTAAAAAATTAAACCCCACGTAAAGCGATTTACAGTGGGGTTTTTATTTCTCACTCATTGGTTTATTTTGAGCAGAATCATTACTGATGGTGGAGTTATGGGGAATCGAACCCCAGTGTTGCATATTCTTCAAAAGCTTTCTACATGTTTATCTAGTTTCTAATTCTAGCAAAGTTGTGCTGCGTTATTTATCCCGATGGAAGTGCAGCGACCATCGTTCCTTTTTTTACAACTAGGAAGTTGGTTCTTGGTGATTTATCACCATCAAGTGGAATTACCACTATTAGCTATAATTAGGCTACAGCTACCTCTCCTGCGAAACTGAATGCAGCTTCGTTAAGGAAATTTTCAGAAACGATGAAATCGTTGTCAATTCAATTTTTTAATAGACAGATTAAAGTGCTTCCAATCTAGCACTACATGCTTACGATTTACGACTATATCCAGTCAATACCGTTTAACCCCAATAATTTAAAGAACTTATGTATATAAATATACGTATTTTTTATTTTTTACAAATATACTACATATTTTATCAAAATGCAAGTTTATTTTAAAATATTTTATTTTTCTTTTTCTTGAAACGAAGATGGTAATATGTACTTGTTAAGTTTTAAATACTTGGTAAGTATAAAGAATATCGTACCACCAGGCAACAATGCAATACCAACCAACCCCGTAGTCTTCAACACATCTTTCAGTTGCTCACCAACCTTGTTCTTTTCCTCTTGAGTCAATTTTTTACCTTCTTTGACCGAGTCAACAATCAACATGAAAGCCTCTTTGGTTTCGAGGCTTTCTTGTTCAGTGTTTTTTATAAAGTCTTTGGCGTTAACCTTAAGTTCTTTATAATATTTTTGAATGGTTGAAAACATTATTTCTTTCTGTTTATGATTATATCATCAACAATACCGTAAGCTTTAGCTTCTTCTGCATTTAACCATAAATCTCTGTCAGCATCTATTTTAACTTGTGCTGGGTCTTTGTCAGTATATTGACCTAACAAACCAAACAAAAGTTCGTTGTATTTCCTAGCTTCTGCCAATGAGATTTCAATGTCTTGAATAGTACCTTGTGCACCACTTGATACTTGGTGTAACATTACTCGACTGAAATTCAATGTAAATCTCTTGCCTTTGGTTCCAGCACCCAAAAGGATACTACCCATACTAGCAGCCATACCAGTGTTGATTGTGATGATATCGGACTTAACGTAGTTCATAATGTCTACGATTGACAAACCTGATTTAACGGAACCACCTGGACTGTCTACGTGCAAGGTGATGTCTTTCAATTCTAAATTGTCCAAGAACAATAACTGTGCTTGTACTACAGTGCTCATTCTATCGTTAACTGGACCAGCCAACCAAATGATTCTATCCATCATCATTCTGGAAAAGATATCCATTTGAGTTACCCTCAATTCTCTTTCTTCAAGGATATATGGTGTCAAAGATGCTGACGGACCAGTTGTAATCAAAGGAGCTTGCGCACCATAGATTTTTTCTTGAAGTTGTTCCCAATTGTGGAAATCTATCCCAGATATCCCCATATGCTTAATAGCATAGTCTTTAAATTCTTGCGTGTAATTCATATTTTTGTTTTGTTATTTTATTCTGTTTCTTCTATAAACAAATGCAACGGTGTGTAATCTCCAACAAATGCTCCAGCCACATTATAACCGAAATACTCCAAAGCCATCATATAAGCAGCGTCATCTCGTGTCATACCATCTTCAACATCGTCGTCAGATACTTCCATGTCGTTCATTAATATTTTAATCGCTTTTTCAACATCGTAAGCTACTAGACCTTCAAAACTTGGTCTATCCCAATTATCTATTGAGTCAAATTCATCATATTCTTCAAAACCCTCATAAAAGTTTGGGTCTAATTTAATATTTACAATACCGTTAGAATTATAGATAACTAGGGGACCAAAATCTTCTTTTTTGGCCAAACCTATGATTGCCTCATCTAAACCATCCCACACAATAGCGTTTGGACTTAATAAAGCTATTTCATCCCTAGTCATTATTTTATTATAGCTTCTGTTTCATCTTCTTGTTGCTTCTCAGCTTGTTGAAGAGTTATGATTGACTCTCTCATCACATTCCATTTATCGAAACCGTATTTAGCCAAGACACCACTGTATGTGATTACATCTGGGTTAGTCATTTCTAATTTGTCTTTTTCGGTGTTGTAATGGATACCAGCCAAGGATTCTTCCATTACGATTTGAATTTGGTCTGGTTGTAATTGGTCCAAAATAGTTTGGTTGATGATAATGTTTACATCATCACCCGTTTTGAACTTTTCAAGTTCTGTACATTTTTTAACAACAAAGATTTTCTTTTGTTTGTTGTCAGATAAGATTGTGATGTTTAAGTAGTTTGATAACCCAGCTCTATCGATTAATTGGTTATACAAATCTAGTGTGTCGTCATACGGAGCTTCGTATTTTGCCATTCGTTTAATGTTTTTATTTTTGTTATGTTATTTTTACAAATATACTAATATTATCCTTTATTTGCAAGTTTTTCTTTAAGATTTATCACAGCTTCTTTAGCTTCATCATCCAAAACTTTAGGTATTTCAATACCTAACGTAACTATAAGGTCACCTCTACCATCTTTACCGTATACACTAACACCTTTAAACGGAACTCTAAGGTTAGTACCAACGTCGCTATACTCTGGAACACTCATTCTTATTTTGTTACCTTCAATTGTGTCTATTTCTACTTTGTCACCCAAAACCAATTGTGGATAAGATAGTTTAAGATTCATCTTTAAATCAGGACCTATTCTAGTAAAGACTTTATGTGGTAACTCAATAATTTTTATGTGTAAATCACCATTGTTTCCTGATTTAACACCTTGACCTTTACCCTCCATTACAAATGTCATCCCATTTTGAATACCAGCTGGAACTGTAACTTGTACAGTTTCTTTTATGTTTGTTAACCCACTACCACTACATGTGTTACAAGGAGTTCTATGTTTGGTCCCAGTAGCGTCACATGAAGGGCAAGGTTGTGTTGTTTGAAAAACACCCATTGGAGTTCTGGTAAGACTTGTTACCATACCGCTACCATTACAAGATGGACAATCATATGGGTCAGTACCACCGTGACCTTCGCAGTCTGTACAACTAACATTTCTGTTGTAGTTATAGGTTTTATTCACCCCAGAGAATATTTCTTCAAGGGTTAATTTAACAGTTAAGCTAAGAGTTTCACCAACCCTAACTTGTTTATGACCTTGGTTGAAATGACGACCAAAGATATCATGAAAACCTCTAAACATATCATCTGGGTTGCCTCTGTTATCTGAATTGTGTCCAAATCTGTCATATTTTGCTTTTTTATCATCATCGGACAAAACTTCATAAGCTTCAGACACTTCTTTGAACTTATCTTCATCACCACCCTTATCTGGGTGTAACTCTTTGGCTAGCTTTCTATAAGCTTTCTTGATTTCATCTTGTGAAGCGCCTTTGGCTAACCCTAAAACCTCATAATAATCTCTTTTACTCATGTGTAATCTTTATTTTTATGCAAATATACTTAAATTTATAATATAAAACAAATAATTTATGAAATACCGCGTAATTTTAACATCCAATGGTGAATACAAGAAAACTCTACATATAAGTAAGACCAGAGAAACAGCCTTTAAGAACTTTCACAAGATAAAAGATGAAAACAAAGTGTATTTTCCTAAAAAATTCATAAATAGCCATGGTATTAGACCAGTTAAATATGAAATATGTATCACTAAACCAACTGAAGAAGGTGATGTGTTTAGAACGCGTAGAGATGACTATGGAAAATTGTATACTGAACCACCATTGGGTGATTGGACTATTCTACATTCTGATAATTTTGAAATAGAAGAAACATTTTACATATATGGTTACGAAGAAAAAGAAAGACCTACTATTACTGAAATAGTTAAACGTCTTATGGTTAACGCTCACTCGAAAAAGATTGTGAAACAAGTTATCGTGGTTTATAATAAGTTAATCATATACAATGAAGAACAATTTGATTTGGTTTTGTGTAAAAACCTAGAAGAAGCTCAAAGATTGCACCATACACTAGCCAAAATAGTAAAAAAGCAAAAGATTAAAAGTTTATTGTTTATGGGCACCGCTTCAAAAGCGAATATAGGGCGTTTATACGATTTAATTCACGATGAAACAGGTTGGTCGTACAGAAAGATAAGAAGAACCAGTACAAAACCTTAAAAAAGTAAAATACAACTAGTTGGTCTAATGGTTAGTTTTATATCCATCAATTCATCTGATGAGTAATCTAACTCACCAAAATCTATTCGACTAACAAAACCTCTGATAACCCATTCTTCAACCAAGTCACCAACTGGACCCAATAATTGTATTCTATATTCAAATTCTCTATTGGTGTAAGAACTACCAACTCTCAAAAATAGTTCGTGCATTCTTTCAGCCATTGATGGTCCGATTGGGTCTCTAAAAATTATTTCGATATCTTCCCATTCCACTCTACCATTATTAAACGTAACACTAGGCCTAACAGTTGTTTTTACAACTTGATGAGGAATTTCAAATTCGTCTGGGAATAACAACATAAATCTATTAGGTCTTTTAGGTTCATAAAAACTAGCTAGGTTAGGTTTGCTCCAAAATTTATCTAGGTTTTCTAAATCATCAATTTTGTTTGAAATCCATTGTTTAACTACTTGTTCAGAAATAGATAATTCTACAGAAAAAATAAGTGTAATCTCTTCTGCAATATGTCTACCATAATCTTTACCACCAAAATGAGTGTGAACTATGTTTGAATCACCCAACACATAGTTCATATCCATATAATCAAACAATCTTTTTTCCATTATTTAAACAAACCTTCAAGTTTTCCAACTAGTACCGAAATCCTAGCATCATTTTTTCTTATTTGTTCTTCTAAGTGTGGTGGTATGTTACCAGCAAATTCAGATTTTATTTTAGAGTTTTGTCTTTGAAGCGCATCGCTTTCTCTAAGACATTCTTCATATATCGCAGCTTTTTGGTCGTTATTCATTTTTATCACATTTACAGTTACCACCGCATTCGCATGGTTTATTTTCAGTTTCTTCGTCTTCAACATCGATATCAGTATCTATTGAAAATTGTTCTTTTATATCTTCAACCATTTGGTTAATTTTTGCCATATCAGCCTCAGCTATGATTGATGGGTTGATACATTCTACTCTTTCTTCACCTTTGGTAGGAATAAAGAATGCCATAGCGTTAGAATTTTTTTCAGCTAACATATGATTTACAGATTCAGCAAAAGGTTGAATAATTTCTTTGATTTTCATCATTTCAGCATCCAAGTAAAATACAAGGATAAGTGGATATTGGTTTTCCATAGTTTATTGTTTATAATTTGTTATTTCTTCAACATAATTTGATATATCGTCACTGTTTGGGATAGTTTTGAAATGTGTTACTAAATATTCTGTAACTACCAAGGATTTCTCGGTTTGACCTAAAACTTCTCTACATGCGATGTTTTTACCATCAATGTTTATATATATTAAGTATTCGCTAATATAGTTTTTTCCTTTTTTTCTACTGTAAAATCTATCAATTTCTTTTACTATTATTTTTGTCATAAAATTTATTTTAAACAAGTATAACGAAAAACAATAAATATGTAAATGATATAAATAAAAAAAGCCCCATTGCTGGAGCTTTCTTTTTATTCGATTTGTCTACAAGATGCGGGGGCATTTACTTCTAAACCCAGTTACGAAGTTTCTCTCGATTCAAAAAATTTTAGAGGTTACAAGAGAGGACCTACGTTAAATAGTGTATCTGAATATTTGTAGTTTTTTTGTTTGCTGCATACAACTTTTAAGCGACAAATCTAGTTAAGACACGGAGCAGTTTCCCACCCCGCACTTAGTTTTAAACAGTTACGCAAGCGTAACGTTCTGAGCCGATAACAGACATCATCATTGAGTATGGTGTCATCTCTTTACCCGCTAGCAAGCTAGTCAATAAAGATGGTGAGAAACCACTCACTAAAGCAGTACCGTTTTTATCAAACTGAACTGGTTTGTTGTTATCACCTCTTGACTGAATGTTCCAGTATACAACTTTAGGCATAGCATAACCAGCTTGAGAGTATTTGGCTTCAATCATTTGTTGTGCAGTTGGGTTCCAACTTCCACCACCAGCGTAGTTGAATTCCATATCCGAAAGGATAAGAATCATTGTTGGCATTTCTTCTTGAGAAACTTTAGAAGCTCTCGCTTTGTCAAGTATCAAGTTGAACACCGCTTCGATGTTGGTAGACATTGCCCACTCAGCACGTCTCAATTGGTTGTATCTCTCACTAAGAGAACCTTTCAAGATTTGAAGCGAAGGACGACTTGAGAAAGTCACAAACGCATCTTGGAAAGGACCAACGTTTCTTTCTGAAATGTATAACCCCAAAGAGATTGCTACATCCATACAAGTTACACTAGCGCTACCACCAGCTGAACAAGACATTGAACCTGACACGTCAACAACTGGCAAGAATTTCTCGTTGTTGTTTTCCATGTAGTTAGGTAGTGCACCCCATTGTGCGTTAGCACCTTTAGTGTTACCTTGGTTCAAGCTTTTGATAATGTCGTATGGGTATACGGCACCAGCGTTTATTTTTGTTTCACCTTTTTCAACAGAGTTAAGGTATTCTTGGAAACGAACCAAGTCATTTTTAGAGAACGCTTTCATGTAGTCACTCATTGCTTTTGAAGGCAATTTAGAATACTCAATTTTAGAGAATTCTTTAGCACACATCAATTGCTCAACGGTGTTAGAGTTTTCTACTAACATTTTACGGTAGTCTTTTGGTGACATACCCATGTGTTTTCTCAAAGCTGTCGCCCATCTTTTTTTCTCACGATTACCTACGTTTGGACGTGGCATCCATTTAGCGCAAAGACCATTTTTATTAGCCAACGCACTAGCGATTAACTCCAAAGCATCTTTTTCCAAAGGTGTACCTACCAATACAAGTAAGTCATCCCATCTACCGAACTCGGCAATCAAGTGTAAATTTTTACGCAAAGCGTCTGTACGGTTAGCCGCAAGATACTCTATGATATCTCTGAAGATTTTTCTTTCTCCAGCTCCACCACGAACGTCACGTGCCCAGAACAACAAACGCATTGCTGTTAATGAGTTCTCACCAAATGCTTTCGTGAATACATTGATAAGACGTTGTTTATCTTGCCCTCTCATAGCACCAATCTGGAAGAATAAATCCACACATAGGTTTAATGATGAAGAGTTAGTAGACATACCGTTTTCAGTCAATGAATCTTTAGTTTGCATAGCATTTAATAATGTACTCATAATAATAAAATTTTTGATTGTTAATTTTTGATAATGCAAAGATACTACTTTTTATATATGCTTGTCAAGTTTTTTTTCGTTTTTTTTATAAAAAATTTCTAACGTACTGATTTCTATGGTACTTACATATCCCATATTCTTTAATTGCGACTATATGTTGAGGGCTAAGATACCCTTTATTACCATCCCAAAGGTATATTGGATACAATTTATGTAACTTGGTCATGTATTCATCTCGTCTAACTTTAGCTACGATAGCAGCCGCAGCTATACAAGTATACGTATCATCACCTTTAGGTACAAGTGTTACTGGAATGTCTTTTGTCCATTTATCCCATACAGTACCATCAACAAGGATTTGTTCTGGTTCAATTGTTAAACCATCAAGACATCTGTGCATTGTTTTAAACGTTGCTGGGTTAATACCCAAATCGTTTATGTCTTGAATAGTACTGGCCAAACAAACAACATCCAGCGCGTTATCTAAAATAAGTTTATACGCATCGTTACGTTGTTTTTCGGTAAGTTGTTTGGAATCTCTTATAAGTTCAGACTTGAATCCTTTTGGCATGATTACCGCTGCCGTCACAACTGGACCAGCACCACAACCTCTACCTACTTCATCTAACCCAGCAACATAATCATAGTCACCGAAATCCTCAAGAATTTTTTTTATCTTAGCCATTTTATTATATTAATACGGCAAAGATACTAAATTAAACCTTATACTCCAACTATTTTATAAAGTTTTACAACAATACCAGCAATCTCAATCTCAAACTCATCATCATAAGTTATAAAGTTCGCTGTTGGATTGTTTTTATAAAACAAAACTTCATTGATTTTTCTATACTCATGTTCTGGTAGTGTATATGACAACATCAACCCTTTCTTTTGTATTCTTTCGTCAGCAATTATTACCGACACTGTTTCTATTAATTGTTCGTAATTCATATTAAAATTTTGTAAATATTTTTTTTATTGATGTCATTATTTTTTGACCAAGGGTTGGTTTTTTAATGATAGGTTTTGGTTTCTTTTTTATTTCTTCACCTAAACCAGATTTAACTTCTTCCACAAATTGGGCTTTTTTTAAAGCTGTCTTGTATTTTTCAGCAAGTATTTCTTTTTCTGCTTGCGCAATTTCTCTATTGTTAGTTACACTCATATTTTTTTTGTTTTAAATATAGTTATTGTTTTTATTTTTGTAAATAACAAAAATATTTGTATATAAATATTGACTATTTTGTACATAAACCGTATATTTGAATAAAAATTATGGTTACAATACTTTTTATTCTGATTTGTTACGGTGCATGTAACAATATTATTTACGGTTCACTTTTTGAAGGATTTAGAAATTTTTTAGCTAAATTCGGACAAGGTGGTTATAGTTTATATAAGTTATTCACATGTTTTATGTGTTTAGGTACTTGGATGGGTTTTGCTGTTTCAGCGTTAATGGCTCATTTCTCTTACGCGCATTTAACCCCAATGGGTTCTATTGGTGTGGATAGTTTATACTTAATGATTTTTTTAAATGGATTGGTTTCAGCTGGCGGTGTCTGGCTGATGCATACTCTACAGGAAGCTCTGGAAGGGGTTTCAGCTTAATGTTTTTGTTTAACAAAAAAAGCCTCAGAAATGAGGCTTTTTTTATTTAGGGGGTAATTCAATTTTACTCCTGTTTGATTTTGGTTTCTTGTTGTCAAGATATTTTCTATTGCGCTCGGCCCTAGCCTCTTCTTCCAACATTTCTAATTCTTCTTCAGAATATTCTATTGGGTTACCATTTTCATCTACATAAGCTATGTGGTTAATGCTATTTATTTCATCTTGTGTGTCATAATCGCTGTAACCATTAAAACTATCTGGGTCTGTTACAATTATCACTTCTTTTTCTGATTGTGGTTGAATAATTTCTTCCACTATCTCATCGTCAATGTTTAAATCGAAATCATTTAATTTTGGTACCAATTCTTCGTCAGAAAATGAAAACTTCAATCGAGTTAATTTCTCCAAAGAGTTTTGTTTAAAGATGTTTTTTAGTTCTTCAACTTTTAATTTCAAAAGCTCATGTTTTTTTTCTCGCTCTTGATTCATTTTGATTGTTTTACCAACAAACCCTAGTAATTCGTCAACACCAATATTAGGTGCATCACTGTAAACCATAAAATAATTCAAAGATTCATCACCTTTAATTGTTTTTATTGTTTGGTCTGTTTGCACCGTCCAACCTTCTTTAAAAACTGCATCTATAACTGGTACTCCTTCTACATATCTAATACCTACTATATATGGTTGAAGCGCGTCTAATGTTTTTTGTATGTTTGACATATTTTATTTTTAAATTGTAATACCTGTAAAAATTGCAGATAGTGCGTATGCAAGGGATAAACCTAACAAGAACAATGATTTGTTTGAAATAATGTACTTGCTTGTTTGACCTTCTTCATTGGTTTTGAACATTGCTTGGATAAAATAATATCCATGTCTAAACACATTGAATATTGATAACAAGAATAACACTACCAATAATTTGTTAAGTATCGTCTCTAAAATA